CGCAAGTACCCGGAACGCTGGGGGCGTAAGGACCGCCACGAGGTGACGGGCAAGGACGGCGAGCCGTTTAGCATTACCGTCCGGCGGGTGAACAGTGCCAAATCTGACATTTGACTTGTACCCGACTCAATATGACTTCGTACAATCCCGCAACCGCTTCACGACCCTTATTGGCAGCATCGAGTCGGGTAAGTGGCACTCGGGTGCGGTGAAAGACATCATGGCCGCCAGCGAGGGCCGAACGTTGGGCATGGTGACGGCTCCGACCTACCCCATGCTCCGCGACGCGACGCTGCGGACGTTCCTCGACTTGGCCGGGCCGCTGGTGCGTGACTTCCACAAGAGCGAGATGCTGGCAACGATGGTCAACGGCAGCGAAGTGTTGTTCCGTTCCGCCGACAATCCCGACCGGCTGCGCGGCCCCAACCTTCACTGGTGGCACGGCGACGAGGGCGCGCTGTACGGGAAGGACGTGTGGCCGATTATGATTGGCCGCCTACGCGCCGGAGGTAAGGCGGGCCGCGCCTGGGTGACGACGACGCCGAAGGGCCGCAACTGGCTCTACGAACGACAGGGCGAGATCGCTATCTTTCGCGCCCGTACCCGTGACAATCCGTTTCTCGCCTCGGAGTTCGTTGTCAGCCTCGAAGCCTCCTACACGGGCCAGTTTGCCCGCCAGGAACTCGAAGGCGAGTTCGTCACCTTCGAGGGCATGGTCTACGAGGAGTTTGACCGGGGCCGTCACGTTGTCGAGCGCGCCGGGGCGTGGGCGCGGGTTATCCTGGCCTGTGACGAGGGCTACACCAACCCGGCGGTCATGCTCGTCATCGGTGCAGATCACGACGGGCGGCTGCACGTCCTGGACGAGTTCTACCGTCGGCGTGTGCTTCAGGGGGACGTGGTTGCGGCTGCGACTCGATTGTGCCACCAGTATCGCATCGGTGAGATTGTGGTTGACCCGTCAGCGGCGGGGCTGATTGCCGAGATGCGCGCCGATGGGCTGGCCGTGCAAGAGGCGCGCAATGCGGTCTTCGATGGCATCCAACGGGTCAAGCAAGCGCTGGCCTGCGCGGGCGACGGGCGGCCACGGCTCACCATCAGTCCGTCGTGCGCTAATACCCTGGCCGAGATGGAGAGCTACGTCTGGAAGGACGGGCGCGACGGGGTGAGAGACGAGCCGGAGAAGGTCAACGATCACGCGATGGACGCGCTGCGCTATGGTGTCATGTACCTCCATGACACCGCACAACCACGCCGCCGCACACGGAGGGCGGCCTAGATGCCTATCATTCCCATCCTTCTGAGCGACAGCGCGGCCACGGTGGATTACAAGGTCTACCTGGCTGGGCAGGCGGCGGCGACGGAAGCGGACCTGGCAAAACTGCGGCGGCGGCGCGCGTACTACGTGGGTGACCACGAGCTACTACTGAGCGCCGACCAGCGCGCCTTCCTCGCGGGCGTTATCGATGATGATGCCGATGGCTGGCCGGTGGACAACAAGTGCCGGGCCGTGGTGGACAAGATTAAGTCGCGTCTGTCCGTCATCGGCATCCGTGACGCCAACGGTAACAAGCGCACCTTCGAGCAGGCCGAGGGGGAGCCGGGCGACGGGGGCGACGTTGCACCCTTCGACCCCAATGCCACCGACCCGGTGAGCCGCGCCGTGGCGTGGTGGACAGATAATGACATGGACCGCTTCGAGGGCGAGGTGTACAAGGCTGCCCTACGCGATGGCGAGGGCTTTGTGCTCGTGGATGCCACGGCTGGCGGGATGCCACGTTACACGCTGGCTGAGATGTTCGACGGTACGACTGGCGTGCGCATGGTCTACGAAGATACCCAGACGCGCATGAAGCCCGTCGCGGCCATCAAATACTGGTACACGATGGACCCGACAGGCGCGGACGGGACCAACGTGGCGCGCTGCACGGTCTATACCGCATCGGCCATCTACAAGTACGCGCGGCTGACGACACGGGCGCAGGCTACCCTGTACGCGAATCGTATCAAGGGCAGCACGACCGATGACGGCTGGACGCCCGTCGTTGACGAGGGCGATGCCGCCTGGCCGTTGCCCTGGCTGGACGCGGCGGGCCAACCGCTTGGCCTGGCCGTCGTGCGCTTTGTGTCGCCGCGTGGCTCCCTCATCGACCCGGTCATCGGGCTGAACAACGCGCTGAACAAGGCCAACCTGGACATGCTCGCCGTGGGCGACCAGCAGGGCTTCGGTCTCATCACAGTGCAGTACGATACACTGCCACCCCTCTCGTCGGGCGATGACCCGACGACGGCGGCTGATGGCCTGGGCTTGCGGCCAGGCCGCGCGCTAGAGACGACGGGGGCCGTGTCCAAGCTACCGGCTGACGATATGGCCGGGCTGTTGGCGTTGGCCGGGCATTGGGTGCAGGCCATCAGCGGAAACTCGTCTATCCCGGTCTATGAGTTCGTGCCGCTCACCAGTGAGGTTCCGTCGGGCGCGGCGCTCCAGATGCTCGACAGCTCGCTGGCGGACGTAGCCGACGAGTGCAGCCTGTGGTTCGGCTCGGCGTGGCGACAGGTGATGGAGCTTAGCCAGAAGTTGGACGCGCTGTACGGCACGGGAACAGATGACATCGTGCGCCTGTTCCCCATCTGGAAGGAGACACGGCGCAAGTCGGTGGATGTGGAGATGCTGAAGCTACAGCTAGAGCGCGGCCAGGTCGGATTGCAGGCAGATCGGGCGGGTGTCGCGCAACAGCATGCCCTGGCCCAGGCCGGGGGACGGGCGGGCATTGCGGCGCGCATCCAGGCCGTAGCCGCACCGGAGCCTGCGGCCGCTATGGGCGGTAATCCGTGACGCGCGCCGAGTTCATCGCCTACCTGGAACGCCTTGTCATGGACGAAGAGCTTGACGAGGATGAGGCGGCTGACATGCTGCGCGACTTCGACGCCGGCCGGCTGAAGGTTGACCCGCCTCTACCGCCAGACCGCATGAATGTCGATGTCGAGGCGGCGATGCTAGCCCTGGCGCTTTACCTGGCTCTCAACGCGGGGGCGGGGGAGGAAGCGCGGCGGCGGCTGCGCGACGACTTCGACGCGGAAGCGCGGCGGCTGGCGGAACAGCAAGGCCGGGGACGGCTGCGCGTCGCGGAATGGCAGCGGATGCTCTGGGATGCTATCCAGACGCATACATTGACGCAGGCCACGGCGGGCGCCCGGCGGTCGCTGACGGCAGAGCAAATCGCTGCGCTGCGGGACGACCTCGCGCGGCAAGGGGGCTACCTCTCGCGCTTTGCGGATGTCGTTGCGCGTGGGGTGATGGTTGGCGCGGCGCTGAGCGTGGCGGCTGTCGCGGCGCGCTCTATTCAGTACGGTGCGGCGGGATGGGCCTGGAGCTTCAAAGCGCGGCCCGACCCAGGGCGCGGCTGGATTGAGCATTACATCAGCAAGGACGACCCCGCGACATGCACGCCGTGCCTGGAAGCGGAGGAGGGCGGCCCCTATCTACCGGGCGACCCTAACTCGCCTTATCCGGGGGATGTTTGTGAGGGTGGCGGGAATTGCAGATGTGAACGTGTCCCGGTTTATGACATGGATGCATGGCTAGAGTTGACAGGTGGATGATGCGGACAGTAGCCCAGAATGCCTTTGGCAAAGTTGCAATTGGCACACAACACCTGATAGCCGGGCGGGTAGCCTTGAGACTTGAGCAGTTGATACAGGGCCGTTCCCATCAATCCGCGCTTGCGATGCTCCGCGCCGTTGTTCTCGACGTGGTCCAGTTGCAGGAACTCAGGGATGGTCTCTCCGCAGCACGCGCACACCGGCCCGCCGTAAGCATTGAATGCAGCCATCTTGAGATTGGCGGTCTTGGCGCGACTGCGTTTAATGCAGTGCTGGCATTGCTTGTGGCCTTCAGCGCGCGGGTTGCCGCAGATGCACAGATCGGCGGCGACGTACTTGGCGGTTTGTTCGCGCCGCTTCTGCTTGCAGACTTCGCAGCGATGCAAAGTGCCAGTGGTAAGGCGACCGCACGCTTTGCAGTATCCGCGCGCCAACCGCTTGTTGTCGGATACGCGCTGACGCTCAGTACAGACCGAGCACTTGAGTCGCCACGTATCACGGGGAGCGCCGCACGATGTACAAACCCCAGCGGCCTTGTATCGCTCGCGGCGAGCCTTTTCGACAGCGTTACGTTCTTCATTGGACTGGCGCGACATGGTAGTAATCCTCCACGGATATTATACCATACATTGCCAGGATTGTCTACGGTGGGTGACGTGTGCGAGGGGGGTGGCAACTGTCGCTGCGAGCGCGTGTCAGATTACGACCTGGCGGCGTGGCGGGGGCTTGCAGGGGAATGAGCCTACCGGCGACTGACACCTTCACCAGCGCCAGCGACCAGGCGCTGACAACCTACTCGTCGTCATGGACCAACAACCACGGCGCGTTCCAGGTACTGGGCGCGACCGACGACGTGAAGTCCAACACGTCATCAGACGAGACGTGTGCGCATTGGAATGCCGACGCTTTTGGCAATGACCAGTATGCGCAAGTGAAAATCACAGCCGTATCCGGCGATACCCCGATGGGGCCAGCCGTGCGCTGCCACGCCTCCGCCAATACCTACTACGGCTACTATGGCGACTCTAGCGCGTCCTACCTGTTCAAGGTCGTCAGCGGGTCGTGGACACAGCTTGGCAGCGACGGCGGCGCGGTGGCGGTGAACGACGTGCTGAAGCTCACCGTCAGCGGCACGACGCTGACGCCGACGAAGAACGGCTCGACCAGCGGCACGCCGGGGGCGCAGACGGACAGCAGCATCGCCAGCGGCTACGCCGGTATCTGTGGCTACCACAACGGCGCGACGCGCGTAGACAACTGGGAGGGTGGCAACCTCGGCGGTACGCTCACCGCTGTTGGCTTCACCCTGTCGGCGACGGGCGCGGCCAGCGATAGCGCGACGGCCAGCGGCGGGGCGTCGGCGGCTCTGACTGCGACCGGCGCGGTTCCAGTCACTGGGTCGGCGAGTGGGCGCGCGTCGGCGGCTCTGCCGGTAATCGCGTCTACCAGTGCAACGGCGACAGCGGCTGGGGCTGGCACGCTCCTCCTGGGTGGAGCCGGGGCCGTCACCGGCGGCGCGGGGGCGACCGGCAAGGGAACGCTTACCCTGGCAGCGACACCGGGAACGGTCCTGGCGAGCGGGGCGAGCGGTGGCGCGGCCGTGGCGCTGGCGACAACGGCACAGGTGGCAGCCTCGGCGATGATGCTGCACAGCGCGGCCGTGACACTCGCGGCCACAGCCGGGGCTGGGGTAGCCACTGTCGCTACCAGTGTGGCGCTGCTGACCCTGGCCGTGGCGGGTGGGGTGACGACGGCGACCGAGACGGCTGTGACGGTCGATGTAGTGCTGAGCCTGGACGCTACGGCGGGGGCAGACGTGAGCGCGTCGGCTGTCGCGGCGGGCCTGGTGACGCTCCTGGCATCGGCCGGCCTGACGGCGACGGTCACAGCCGCGTCAGGCGGGAGTATAGCGCTCACAGTTGCACCGGCTACGACCGCGACGGGGACGGCTTTCGTCCCTGTGGCCCTGACGCTGATACTGACGCCTGACAGCGCGCTGGGAGCTTCCCAAGTCGTGGGCGGGACGCTGGTCCTGACTCTGTCGGGCGGGGCATCGAGCGCAGCGAGCGCGGCGGGAATGGCGGCTCTGCCCCTGGTGGGTAGCGCGGGGGCCGGGATGACATCGCAGGCGGCGACGGCGGCGCTGCTGTCCATTGATGCGCTGCTGGCCTTGCTCGCGGATGCAACGATACGCGGCGCAACGCAGCTAGGACGGCTGGTCGTGGCGGACATCGCTGTGGGCGGCCTAAGTCTGGCGTCCGGACGGCGGGGCGCGGTCGCAACCGGCGTGGCGCGCGTAGGGGATGCCACCGGCGGCAACGCGAGCCGGGATGCGATCACCGTTGATGATGCGAACGTGGGTACGGTGTCGGCAACCGACACCGATCAGTGAGATCAGGAGGAGATGATACGATGGACATGGACGTGACGGGGAGCATGGGGACGGGCGGCGCGGCTTCAGCGCAGAGCGGGCTGGACATCGGCGGCCCGACTTTCAAGAATACCTACCGCTTCGAGGCGCATGACCGCGACGGCAGCTTGCTGTGGGTGGAGGAAGTCAGCAACCTCGTCACCACCGAGGGCAAGAACGATACGCTGTCCAAATATTTCAAGGGTAGCTCCTACACGGCAGCGTGGTACGTCGGCATCACCGGCGCGTCACCGACGTTCGCGGCGGCGGACGTGATGACCAGCCACAGCGGCTGGACCGAGGTCACGGCGTACTCAGAGAGCGTGCGGCAAACCCTGACGCTGGGTACGCCGTCAAGCGGCTCGGTGGACAACAGTGCGGCGAAGGCGACCTTCACCATCAACGCCGACGGCACGGCCATTGGTGGCGGGTTCGTAGTGAGCAACTCGACCAAGAGCGGCACGACGGGTGTGCTGTACGGTGGCGCGGCTTTCAGTGGCGGCAACAAGACGCTCGGTAACACCGATACCCTGACCGTCACGGTCACGCTAACGCAGAGCTAGCCAGATGAACGCCTACGACAAGGGTGACCTGGTGCGCGTCACGGCAACCTTCACCAACAGCGCGGGCGCGGCGACTGACCCAACGGCGGTGACGTGTCGCGTCAAGTCGCCCACGGCTACGACGGTCTACGTCTACGGCACGGACGCGGCGTTGGTGAAGGACGCGACGGGGGTGTTCCACCTGGACGTGAGCGCGGCGACGGCCGGCCAGTGGTACTATCGCTGGGAGGGGACGGGGGCCGTAGAGCAGGCCGACGAGGGGGCGTTTGTCGTCACGGCAAGCGCATTCGATTGACATGAATGGCGGTTAGCCCTTGCGCTAACCGGGCCGTCGTGATATACTAGGAGGGACAGATGACCGAGGACATCACCGCGAGCGGGACGCCACAAACCGGGGCCGAGCCGGGTCAACAAGCGGGTGGCATCCCCAGTGCGGGCGCTGTAGCGGACAGCACAACCGCGTCTCCCAAACCCACGACCGAGACAACTGACGACCGTCGCTTCACGCAAGCGGACTTAGACCGGCTCGTTGACGCGCGCCTGACCGAGGAACGCCGGAAGCGCACGAAGCAGGCCGAGGCTGAGAAGCTCGCGGCGGCGGGTGAGTACCAGAAGCTCGCCGACGAGTACAAGGCGCAGGCCGACGGCGCGGCGGTGGAGCTAGAGGCGCTCAGGGCGCAACTGGCCGAGATGACGACGGCGGTGGAGGCGACTTACCGGGCGCGTATTGACGCGCTGCCGAAGGACGCGCAGAAGGCGGTCAAGAGCCTGCCCGACGGCTTGTCGCTGGCGCAGCGGCTGGCCTGGCTCGACGCCAACGCAACCTTGTTTACACGACCCGCGCCGCCGAACATCAACGCGACGGCCCAGGGGACGGGGGATGCTGGATTGACAGATGACGAGGCCGTCGAGTTGGCGGCCATCTACGGGGTACAGGCGAAGTACCTGAAGAGGTGAGACTATGGCGATTGCACGACAGACCGATGATACGGTGGTCAAGCCGCTGACGGGGTGCGTCATCCGCCGACGTGTGGCGGGCGCGACGGTCGAGGCGGCGATGCCGGTTTACCTGGACAGCAACGGCAAGGTCCAGGCGACAGCGGCATCGGCGGTAGCGACCAACTACCCCTACGGCGTGTGCTTGCAGGATGGCGCGTCAGGGGATACGGTAGATGTCGTCGTGTTTGGGCCGGTGGAGATGGTCACGGGCGCGACGCCCGGCAAGATTATCTACACGTCCGACACGGCGGGCGCGGTGGCGGAGACGGCGGGCACGAAGACGAGCATCGTCGGCGTGGCCGAGAGCGCGACGGCTGTCCTGGTGCGGCCGGCGATTGTCAGCCTGTCGTAGGCTGAAAGGGGTGTAACATGGCACTGGGAGTGCGAGACACCCGTCAGCTTGTCCTGCTGACGGGCTGGGATGCGACGGCGCTCAAGAACTTCGAGCTTCAAGACGGCACGACCTACGACCGGGTCGTCGCTGAGATGAACGCGGCGCTGGCGGCGTTCAACGCAGAGCTAGTCAACGACCCGCTGTGGTCGAGTCTGGTGAGCTACACCGACCAGCCGTCGCTTGAGTACCGAGTCGGGTCGTCCAACGGCTTCGACGTGTTCACCGAGTACGGCGAGCCGGACGCCAAGCGCGCGGATGTCGAGGGGCACATGCTGCCCCTGCTGGCCTTCGACCGCAAGCTGGGGTGGACCTGGAACTATCTGCGCCAGGCGCGGCTGGACCAGGTACGCGCCGATATCGCCGACGCAATCAAGGACGCACGCGACAAGTACCGCGTGCAAATCCTGACGCGGCTCCTCCAGCGTGGTGACGATAGCGGCAAGGCGAAGGGGCTGGGGTCGAGCGGCTACTCGGCTGGCTTTGCCACGGCCGCTGCCTCGACCTCGGTGGACTTTGTGCCCCCGGCGTTCGGCGGCAACACCTTCACCAACGCCCACGAGCACTACGTTGCCATCGCGGGCGGGGCCTTCACGGCGGCGGTGTTCACCGACATCACGGCGGAGTTACGCGAGCACGGCCACGAGCCGCCCTACGATGTCATCATCGGCCTAAGCGACGAGGCGGCGGTGAAGGCCCTCACGGGCTTTGTGCCGGTCGAGGAGGCCCTGGTGCGTTACGGTACGACCACCAGCCTGGCGACCCTGAGCGGCGAGTCGCAAAACGGCATCTACTACATCGGTGCAATCTCCAATTGCGCCGTGCGGGTCGTGCCGGGCATGCCGCAGTATTACGGCTTCGGCTGGAAGAGCTACGGGCGCAACAGCCAGCGCAACCCGCTGCGGGTGCGCGTGCAGAAGGGCGAGAGTGGGCCGCGTGTGGTGGCGATGCCCGACCCACGCGCGGGGAACGCGACATCGCCGCTCCAGAATCTGCTGCTGTTCACCGAGTTCGGCGTGGGTGTCTCGGACCGCACAGCGGGCACGCCACGCTATGTCAACAATGCGGCGTGGAGCGACGGCACACCGGCGTAACGGAGGAGGGATGCCCATCACCGTTGACCTGACGACGCTGGTCGGTCAGGTGCGACTCGAAATCGGCGACGATGACGATACGGCCGGCCACGGCCAGCGGCCCGACGGGAGCAACCTGAGCGACCAGGCCATCACCCTATGGCTGACGCGCGCGTCGCTGTACCAGGGCACGAGCAACGGTCAGGTGCTGCTCGCGGCGGCCTACGCCTGCGAGAAACTGGCGCGGGACTGGGCAACCGTGAGCAACATCACCGCCCCCAGCCGGAGCGAAAGCGCCGGGGACGTGGCGGCGAAGTGGGCGGCGCGGGCGATGGAGCTACGGAAGGCGTGCGCGGGCGGCCTGGGGCTGCGTGTGCATTCCTTGCGCGCGACGCCGGTCACCTCGGAGTACAGCGCATGAGTCTCGACATCCAGCCGGGCGATGTCCTGGTCCGGGGCAGTGACGAGTACCCCGTCACGGCTGTCGGTGACTATGTTTGGCAGGGGGCGGCATCGCCCGGCCTGCGGCGTCAGATGACCACGACCTATAGCGTCAAGCGTGCGCCGTCGGTCGTGGGAGGCGCGCGCGGTCCGGCGGTGACGCATATTGCCAGCGTGATGGGGATGCCCCTCGATAGCGTCAGCCCGGCGGCCGTGGCTGAAACCCACGGCGGCGACTATCGCTATGTCCAGATGTACACCGCGACGGTGATGGACGGCGAGGGTCGCTACCTGGTGCTGACGGTGGAGGTAGCGCGGCGATGAGCGTCAAAGTCGAAGTGCGCGGCGCGGAAATCTTGGCAATGAAGTATCGCGGCTTTGACGGCGCGGACATCTTGACGCGCGTTGCCAACGATTACTTGAGTCGCATGCAAATCGACCTCAACCACTACCCGCCTGCGCCGCCCAAGAGTCGCTACAAGCGAACGGGGCGGCTAGGGCAGGGGTGGCTACATCGCACCGAGGGCGCGCAAGGGATCGTGCGACTAGAGAACGTCACGCCCTATGCGCCCTGGGTCCAGGGCTACCAGCAAGCCTGGATGCACGTCGGGCGATGGGCGACGGTCGAGACGGTCATGGCGCGCTACCACGACAGCATGGTGGAAGACATGCGTCGCGTCGTGCGAGAGGAGTTGACGAGTGCGAAGTGACGTGCGGGCGGCAATAAAGGCAGGGCTGGCGGTGGCCGTTCCCTCCGCCACGGTCTATGACTATGTGCCGATGGAGCCGGGTTT